TCAACCTAGCCCCCCTCCCGTTAATCTTGAACTTGCTATAGCTCAGGCTATATTCCTTGGTTTAGGCGCAGGAGTCGAAGCGTATGGGACCGATGTCACGGGAATTTTCATATCTCCTTTAGAAGGGCCTGCTGTAGAGATTAATTTCGATCTTGTAGATGAGGTAGATGTTTATATAGACATAGATATTCAAACAGCAATTACAACCGGAACCGGGAACCTTCCTGTTATTCCTACAGATCCTCAGCAAATGGCGGATTTGATTCGAGAATATATCATTGAACAGGCAAACGCAGACGATTCCGGCCTTACGGTAATTGGTAAAGAAGTACAATATAACTCATTTGTTGGATTCATTGATGATTTAATCGAAACAGAACAATTGAAAGGAGTCGACATCGTAACAGTTGGAGTGGATGACTCTATGGTAGGCCCCTTCGAAGAGCTTTTAATTATTGGAATCCGGGAAAAGCCAAATTTCGATACTTCAAGGGTTTCAATAACAATCGATGGATCCTCATACTAAGTGTCATACTTGTTATTTTCTTTATAATTAAGAGAAATAAGTGTGACACCACAAAACCAGAAAAGAGAAATAAATGGCTACACCGCAAGCAGACATAGCAATACAAAGACTTTTGAGTTGGGTTCCTGATCTTCCGACCGGGGATAATATGCGTCTTTTCATCGAATCTTTAATAGATGAAATAGGGGAGCTCGTTGTTATTGTTGAGCAAATATATGCTGCCTTTGATTTAGATACGGCAGTTGGAGATCAGCTCGATAAGTTAGGGGCTATACTCAGGCTCCCAAGATCGGGCTTTAATGATGCTGATTATAGGCGCAATATAAAGGTTCGAATCGAAATAATTAAATCAAAGTTTCAATATTTAAATGATATAGGAGGAATACAAACTGCCGCTAACTCAGTGGGTGACCCGGGATCTATAAATAAAATCATAACAATCGTTCGGGAGTTTATTGGGGCTGTTGTTGGAGATATTGAATATGTTCTCGTTCCTCCATATTCTTTTAAACTGACTATTCCTGGTTCTTTATCTGTAATTGAGATCACCCAGATATTCAATTTTATTCGGGAAAGTATTTATGCTGGAGTTTTAGGTTATATCATATTCGTATTAGGAACTCAAGGGGTTTTTTGGGCTCAGGTTGTTCTACCAAATCCTAACTATGTTGTTTCCGTCAATGAGGCGGAAACTGTTTTTTCTGTAATAACTACAGAATTCAATGATACCCCAGCCGTAAACTTTCAGCCTTTTGTTTCGGAATACGCAGTAGATGCATATTGTGCTTTTGGTTTTCCTACCTTATGGCAGAACATTTATTTTGATCATACGGGAGGTGTTGATGGGGATAACTCATTATCCATTAGATGGGAATATTGGGACGGTGCAACTTGGTCAGCCCTTGGAGGGGTTTCCGATGGAACAGATTCTATGAGATCTTCCGCAGATGACCAGCTTCTAACTTTCAATATTCCAACCGATTGGGCTACCACATCAATAGATGGATCTCCATCACTCTATTTTATTAGAGCTTATATTGATAATGTATCAGGTGGGGGAGACGAACCCACTTATGTGGGTGGTCATCTAGGAGGATCTCAGATTGCACCTATTGGACAATGGGATCCAGGTGCAGTTCCTGGAGAAGGTCAATGGGCAGCTGCCTTAGGACCAGCGACTAAAGTATGGTCTGCCGATGGTATTGGTGGGTTCGTAGACGAAACTTCAAATTTCAATACAATGGGTCCTGCTTTTCAGCCATTCTCTGCTGGAAATCTTGTAGATGCTTATGTGGCGTTTGGCTTTGATTATCCATTATCTCCTCAATTTATTTTAGGCGCTCCGGTGGTCCAAGGAACAAATGGAGTTGTAGTATGGGAATACTGGGATGGTGCTACGTGGACTGCTTTACCGGGGATTCTTGACGGGACCGTATCATTCACTTCTGCGGCTAATCCTCAAATAGTGGATTGGACGGATGTAGGTGCAACACAAACCCCTGTATCTTTAAACGGAGAATCCGCAAAATATTATATCCGTGCGAGAATAACGCAGGTATATATAGTAGTCCCTCAATATGATCAAGGTTCTTTAAAATGGCCTAATCCCGAAGGGATTTGGGATCAGAATGCAGGTATTGGCATCGACGAAGGCACTTGGGCGGGTGTTCTTTCAACTGCTGGCCCCAATACTTCGTTGGCTAATACAAATACGTAATAATAAGAGAGAGAGATTTAAATGGCTAAACCTACAGAAACATTACGATGGGCGGAAAACTTCAACTACGCAACTGGATTATTTCCAGGAACTCCGACCAAATTAAAAGACCCCCTTGGACAAACCGACGGTTCGATTCCCGGAGAAGGAATTGTAGCTCCTTTTTATAATACGAATATAAATCTTTTAGGTTTATATACACAATGGGTTTTTGACGGTACCGACCAGCCTGATCTCACGGCTCATATAGTCGAGACCGATGGGGATGGTTATATTTCAGCGGCCGGAGCTTTTCTCGGGAATACCGCCGCTTCTGATTATGCCCTGGACATCCGTGAAAACTCCGGAGACCCGACTCGAACTATCAGCGCAACGAACTCTTCGGATGGGGTCGTCCTTTTTTCCTCGGGGTCAAATAACTACGCTATCGATGCATCCAATAACTCCGATTCTGCGGCGACTCTACGTGCTACTAATAACAATGGAAGTGGGTCGGCTAACTGTATTTCGGCAGTAACAAGTGCAGGGATTGGGGTGAGATCGAGTTCTACAAGTGGCCTTTGCTTTGAGGCTATTACTACCTCAGGAGGTATTCTATCCGGAACTACTTCAAATGCTTTGCCCATAACTATAGGGACATCCAATGTAAATGGAGTTGCTATATTTGCACAAAATACAAATGTAGCCTCTACCGCTGCGAGCGCAGGGTTCTTCGCTGGGAATGCGGGGGCTGGGCCGGGGTTGAGAACACAATCAAATACGGGCTATGGCCTTATTGCCACCTCTTTCACCCCTACAAAATCATCTATTCAACTTACTCCTCAAAATACTCCTTCTTCCCTTGAAGCTGGGGCATTGTGGTATAATACGACACAAGAGGCTATCGGGTGGGGGCATGGAGTAGGTGCAGGTGATTATCATTATGCGTGGGGCACGCCAGGGGGGTTTGTTGAAGGATTTAATCAAGACCCCTCTGAGCGTGTTATCAATGCGGGCGCTGGGGTAAACGACATTACTATGTCCTTTTCCACGGGAATGGAACCAAAAACAATAGGATGGGTTGAAATAACATTAGAATTTAGAGCCCGAGCCCAAAATTTTAATGAAGATGGAGGTCAAATAAATTTTAGAATTTATGATGTAACCGGCTCCGTTGAGGTCGTACAAGAGACCGGTCTCAGGGTGAATCCTTTTCGATGGCAGAGTGTAGATCGAAATGGTGGAGCTGATTCGGATGATTTTTATTTTGGATGGTCTCAAGTAGTTAGAACCTATCGATATCTTTTACCTAGTGCAGGACCAAGACAGTTTCGCTTTGATCTTCTCACTCCTGTACCAAGAGATATAATAATCGCTTCTAGAACTTTAAAAGTGAGAGGATTATTTAGTTCATCGGGACAAGCTTAAAAAAAAGGATAAATAATAAATGGCAGCTAAAAAGAAAAAGACCACCTCAAAAAAAAAGAAAGGTAAATGGGTTAAGGGAGCTACCATTACTTTAACCCTCAATTCTAATATGATTGAGGAAGCTGCGGAAATGGCAAATAAAGGATTATTTGCCAGACAAATAGCCGCAGCTCTAGGCGTTCCTCATAATACATATAAATCTTGGCTTGAAAGAGGACGTGAGGAACTTCGCCAATATGTAGACGGGGGTCGGAAGAAGAATCAATTGACCCTCAAATCAACGCTTGTGTTGGCCGTAGAGAAGGCCGATGCTCTCATGTGCCTCGACGTACATGAGTCTATTCTAAACGCTAAGAATCGGAATGAGAGCGCCTCAGGGGGTGAGAAGTTAAAGCTCCTGAAAATTCTCAAGCCAAATGAATATACAGAAGAACGCCAATACCAAGTCAAAGACGAAAAAGAATCCATAAAGAAAACCCTTGAAGCTAAACTATCTATCCTTTTAGAGGCTGAGTAATGTTGACCGAACAGCTTAAACATCTCCCTCCCGAAAGGGTAGCGAGCTTTGTAGATTCTTTGTCAGAAGATGAAGCTATTGCATTATCAGATCTATGGGAATTATGGGCATTACCTCACCAACAATGGCCGGAGGGAGAATGGAAAACATGGATGTGCCGTGCGGGAAGAGGTAGCGGTAAATCCTACATGGGAGCTAAATGGTGCCATGAGGTAGCGAGGGATGCGCCCGAAGGTTCTGAAATAGGTATTATAGCGCAAACTCATACTACGGTGCGAAAAGTTTGCATCGAGGGACAAAGCGGAATTCTCCATACAGCCCCTCATGACTTTCGACCAAAATGGGAGCCTGGTAAAAAGCTCTTAACATGGCCTAATGGAATTCGAGGTCACGTAATGAGTGCTGACCGACCGGACTCTATCCGAGGTTCTCAGTTTATTTTCGTTTGGTGCGACGAAATGGCCTTTTGGCCAAATCCGGAGGATACATGGAAGTACGCCCTAATCCCGGCCATACGCTCTACAAGGCTTCAGAATGCCTCCACAAAGATTCTAATCACGACTACCCCTATACCCTCAAAGTTCTTAAAGAATCTTGAGAGCCAATCCTCGACGGTTGTGACACGGTCTTCTACTTATCAGAATAGATGGCTAGACGAGAAGACCAAAAGAGAATATGAAGAGCTCTATAAAGAGGACCCATTAGCGGAAAAACAAGAGCTTTATGGAGAATACGTTGAAGATAATCCAAATGCTCTATTTACTATATCCAATATAACTCATAATCGCATATCTTGGAATCGATATGATGAGCTATGTAAAGAGGATAAGATCACAAAGATTATCATCGCCATTGACCCAGCCGGGTCGGTCAACAAAACCTCCGACGAAACCGGGATCATTGTAGCCTCGATGGATGATGAGGGGTTCTTCTATATTCTCGATGATTTATCAGGAAAGTTCAAGCCTGAGGTATGGGCGGAAAAAACATGCTCCGCTTTTGAGGACCAAGACGCCAATCTCATCGTAGCTGAAAAGAACTATGGGGGAGATATGGTTGAATCCGTCATTAAAGCCATAGACCAATATGTCCCTATAAAGTTGGTAAATGCCTTAAAATCGAAACGATTGCGAGCGGAGCCTGTATCCGCTTTGTACAAAAAGAATCTTGTACGCCACGTAGGTATATATAAGAAGCTAGAAGAAGAGATGACAGAATGGGTCCCAGGTAATCCCTCACCCAATAGACTAGATGCTTTAGTCTACGCAATATTAAATATGCAAGAGGAAAAAGCATCCCACAATCGATATGATACTAAAATGTCTTTTGGTAAAAATCGATATAACCGAATGAGTTTTTAAATGAGTGAATCCAAAATAATACGAAACGATGATTATGGGAACCTAATTACAGGTTTAGCCGGCCCAGCTGATAAAGACCAATGGAATGTATGGCAGGATCCCTTACACTTGACTCATACCGTTCTGACCCAAATGTATACGGGCTCGGGGTTGAATCAAAGAATCGTTGGAAAACTCGTCGATGACGCAACCCGAAATGGTTTTGAGATTCAAGGGAAAACCCTTGAAATCGATATGGAGCAAGTCAACTCGGACCTCGAAGATTTACAGATCGTGAAGAAAGTAAATAAGCTCGGAAAAACCTCTAGGCTTTATGGAGGCGCTTTGCTTTATGCGGATGTTGAAGACGGTGGCGCCCCTGATGATCCTTTGGAGAAAGATTATATATCCGAGGTTCATGGGTTTAAGGTCATTCCAAGCTTTAGAGCTTTTCCTCAAGATTATAATGCAAGTATGGGTTTAGAAGGCTGGCTCAATCCCGAGTATTATAGGCTTTGGACTTCTAAAGGGAGATCTAATAATCTCATTCATTCTTCAAGAGTTTTTCGATTGGATGCGATTCAAATATTAGATCCTGACTTTTTGCGCAATAGCTCTAATCAAGGCTGGGGTCCTTCTATATTAGAAGCCCTCTTTCCCTTCTTATCTCGTCTTCAAGTATCAGAACAGTATATGGCATCTTTGATGCATAATATGAGCCTCATGCTTGTGAAAATTCCGGAGATTCATAAGCAGATCTGCGGAGGCGAGAATCAGATGAAAAAGGGAATGCAGGCAGTAGAAAACCTCCGCATGCTAGCAGATAACCTTCATTGGATGGCATTAGGTCAGGGAGATGAGATTATAGAGTTTAAACGAGACCTTTCGGGGTTCAAGGATCTTTCGGAAAAGATGACCGAAGCCACAATTCGAGAAACCGGGATGTCCCGTATTATATTCTCCGGGGAGCAAGGCGGGGGTCTTCATAGTAATGCTTCGGATGAAATTCGAGGTTGGTATGACCTTGTAGATATTTATAGGCAAGAGCGTCTTAAAGAAGTATATAATTGGTCCGTCGAGCTTTATATGAAAGCTCGAAAGAATCAGGGGCTTATCTCCATGGATAAATGGACGATCGAGTTTCCTTCTTTATGGCAAGAAGACCCTAAATCGGAAAGAGAAGGTAATAAAATGATTGCTGAAACTTTCAAGAATTATGTTGATTCTTTGATGCCTCTTGTAGATGCGCAGGTAATGCAGCCCGAGCAGGTTTCTACCCTTTTGAATCATGCGATGAAAGAGCTCAAGTTTCCTCTTGATCCTGAGTTTATACCAATTGTAGTAAAGCCACAAGGCTCTATGAGTTCTCCCACGGAGGTCGCCGGAGAATCTTTGGCCATGGAGCCTAATACGGACGAAGAAGCTCCCGAGTCTATAGAGGCTATGCCATCGGATCCCATTACAACAAAAGAAGCGGCGCTAAAATTTCCGGTCTCTACGGTCGGATTAAATAATATGTGCCGTAATGGTGAACTTCGCTATTGGAAGATGGGGACTAAATACATTATCTCCATGTCCGAGATGTTAAATAAGATCAAGGGTACGCCTACTGCGGACGCCTCTAATTTTGTAAGAGCACTCCGTATTGATTCTATGGATTCTGGGGGGATTTTTCTCCGAGTCCCGAGAGAGATCTCTATAGGGTTACCTAAGCTTTCTAATATGAGTATAGAGATACCTCATCATATTACTATAGCGGTCTTCGAAAATGCGCATGCTAATCCCAAACTGTTCAAACAATTGGTAACGGAGGCATTACAAGAGGTTCA